TAATAGACGGCAGACCCAAGAGCATAACATATTTTCATACCACATTTATGTTTACTCATATTGAAATTGAAGTGATTAAACCAGAGATAACAAAAAAATCCGCCGCTTTTCAATCTATGAACATATATATATTTTCTGAAAATTTTCATTTACATCATACAATTAGTTGGAGATATATTAATTTTATAGAAACATAAGGTGTATTATCCTATACGGAGATGCACTAATGAATATTATAAAAGAGTCCAAAAAACATTTGGATGAAAACAATATGTCGTATTGTTCTCATTTCCTATTTGCCTCTAAGTATGGTATTCATTGCATCATATCAGGACTGTTCTTAATACTACATGCAATTATACCAGCAATGTTTAGTAAGACTGGATCTAATATAACAAATAAATTAAACAAAGCATTCACAGATAATAACGAGTGGTTACAATTAAAAGAACAAATGGAACAATTCAGGAATATTTATTACAGCAATGATAAGAAGCAACAAACTTAAATTTCTATATATAGGTATTTATAAAAATGCCACGACAAGTATACACGATGCTTTCATAAAAGTAATGCAACCTGTACCAAGAAGAAGTACTGGAACAGCATTAAAGCCAAAACAACTTCATCCAGATAGAGATGAGGAAGCTATTATTCTGCATAAGTCTATGGCAGAAAGGCACATGGATGTTAAAACAGTTAAGAGATTATATTACGATACTACAAATGCAGAAGAAATGAAGGAATGGGACGACCTTTATATTTGGGCTTATGTTAGAAATCCTTGGGATTTAACTCTGTCTCATTTTGTTTTCCGTCAACAAACAACAAACAATGTTCTAAAATCTATAGGAGATAATCCAGAGGCAGTAGAAAATATGCCTGAAAGAATGAAAGAATTTAAAGATATAGAATTTAATGATTGGGTTAAGCAATATTCAGATAAGTTTGTTTTGGATCAGAACCATATAGATCAATATTCTTACTTAGAGAATAATGAAGGTATTATAGAAGTGGATGATATTTACCCCTTTGAAAACATATATCAAAATTTTCAAATGGTAACTCAAAAGATAGGTATGGACAATATTATCCTACCACATAAAAACTCTTATGGGCCTAGGAAAGACTATAAAGAAATTTATGATGAGGAATCAAAAAATATCATAGCTAAAAAGTTTGAAAGAGATATAGACTTTTTCAAATATTCTTTCTAAAGAAAATCTCTTGACAAGACGATAAGATATAGTATACTTGGGATAACACAGGAGACTTTGGTATGAACCCTACGAACGATTACGTCATGAGAATGATTATGGAACTGCGTAATACTAGCAGTACCATAGAGAAGCAAAATATTATCTCCAAGTATTGTAAGGCAGGTAAAGAAGAAGATAACGGAGATCAGCTACATGCTAGAAACGTACTAGCCTTAACATATAATCCTTATCTGATGTATGGAGTAAGTAGCGAACAATGTAAAAAGCGTAAAGATTTATTCTTTGGAGATTGTGAACCGGGATATGGTATCTCTCAACTATGCCATGAGTTAAATGTCGGCAGATTCACTGGACATGATGCTATCAGAATTGTTAATGCTTATATTAATAAATTTCCAGAACAAGAAGAATTAGTATATTGTGTACTGGATAAAGACCTAAAGACTAGGGCAGGGGCTAAGATTATTAATAAAGTCATCCCTAATTTCATTCCAGAATTTAGTGTTGCTCTTGCAGATAAATATAATCCTAAATTAGTAAAGTGGAAAGATGAATGGTTTGTTTCTAGGAAACTGGATGGTGTTCGATGTATTGTTGTTGTTGATTATTTTGGTAACATTACCCTCTATTCCCGCACAGGAAAAGAGTTCCATACTCTTAATGTTATTTCTGATGGGATTAAGTCTTTGGAGATTACTAACGTAGTTTTTGACGGAGAATTATGTTTGATAGATGAAGAGGGCAACGAAGATTTTCAAGGTATTATGAAACAGCTTCGTAAGAAAGATCACACTATTGAGAACCCATCATATAAAATATTTGACTACTTAACCTATACCGAATTTCAAAATAAGAGTAGTGATGCTGCACTAGCAGACAGATTAGATTCTCTAAAAATAACTATGGAACATAATGAATGCCCATGCCTATCTGTATTAGAAACAGAACGCATTAAAGATGATGACCATTTTCAACAGTGGGTATCTAAAGGTGACGATAATGGCTGGGAAGGTGTTATGTTGCGTAAGAACGTAGAATATAAAGGTAAGCGTAGTAAAGACTTATTAAAAGTAAAAACCTTTCATGATGATGAGTATGAAGTAGTTGATGTAGAAATGGGGCCATTTCGATATGTAAAAGATGGTGCAGAATGTGAGGAGACTATGCTATCTGCTGTAACAATATTACATAAAGATAATAAGGTAAGAGTCGGTAGTGGCTTCTCTATAGGGCAGCGACAGGACTTTTATAAAAACCCTGATGCAATTCTAGGTAAGATTATAACGGTACAGTATTTCGAGGAAACTAAAAATCAAGAAGGAGGAATCAGTCTAAGATTCCCAACATTTAAAATACTACATGGAGAGATGAGGACAGTATGATTGATAAGTATATTAATTTTGTAGAAGAATGGTGTGAAGTATTAGAGCATAAGGCATTTGCTAGACAGCATGGTAAATGGTCTAAAGAGAAACCGACTACATTCTTTCATTTTAAGATTAATAAGAAGTATACTAAGATTATCCAGACCGATAATGGTAATGATAGTGTCCACGCATTTCTTGAAAATGAAACCCTAGATATTTACAAGGCAGCAACTTGGAACTCTCCAGCAAAAGATGCTAGGTATAATTTGTTCAGAGATTTTGACTATATACTAGAAGTGTGTGAGACTAATGGTGGTTATTTATACAAGGGGAGACGGGTGAAAGTATGATAGAGATAGAAATATCAGATTACTATAATGTTAAAGCTAGGGTTATGGCTAAGAGAATGGGTGAACTTAATAACTCCATAACTAAAGGTGAAGGAAACATAGCTGGCTTCATAGGTGAGTTTTTGGTTCGTGATTATCTCGACGGAATAATTGCTCATACTTATGATTTCGATGTTGTTGCAAACCATCAAAGTTATGATGTAAAAACCAAGAGATGCACAAGTCCACCTAAACCATACTATGATTGTTCTATTGCTGCTTTTAACACAAAGCAGAAATGTGATAAGTATATCTTTGTTAGAATATTATGCAAAGACGACAGGTACATTAAAGCATGGATACTTGGGGAGTATGATAAAGATAAATACTTTAAGGATGCTAGGTTCTTAAAGAAAGGACAAAGAGATGGCGATAATGGTTTTGTTGTAAAAGCCGACTGTTATAACATAGCTATCAGTAAGCTAAAGAAATCTGTAAAGGGAAAAGGAATGATTCAAAATTAAAGATTGACGCTTGACAAAGCCGATAAGATATGATATAATCTGATTATCGCAGGAAAACTTTTGGAGAACTATTTTGGAAACTAAACAAAAACATACAGAGTATTGCCGAGTCCAAGCAGATGAATTTTTTAAGACACTACCTACAGAACAAATTGAAGGGTATAAGCAATACTGGCAAAGTGTACGACCACAGAATCACGGCGATATTTTTCGGCGTTATTTATTTGCTTACTGTTCTGTTCACACTTCTTGGCAGGGTAACTGCCGTGGCTACAACGCTATTAAAAAGTACGAAGAGTGGATAGATAATAAAGAGTCTCTTCTTAATAAACTGAAAGAATCAAGAGTAGGTCTACATAATAATCGTACAAAATACATCTGGGATTTCGCAACACAATTCTGGGCTAAACCATCAGACTTTTATCTGACTACTAAAAAGTATCACGTTAAAAAACGAAACGATATTGTAAATAAGATTACAGGTCTGGGCAGTGCCAAGGTTAGCTTTGCCCTAGAGATGATACATCCCTTGAAATCCAGAGCATTGTGCTTGGATGTTCATATGCTTCGTCTTTATGGTATGCAAGATTTAACCTATAAAAGTAAATCTGGTTTTACAAAATACCGTAAAGCAGAACAGCACTGGAGTGTGAATTGTGGTAAATTAAAAGTACCATCATACATAGCTAGATGTATGTATTGGGATAAACTTCAGGGTCAAAATGATAGTAGATACTGGAGTTATGTTTTAGAAGATGCGAGTTTAGAAACATTAGGTGTATTAAATTAATATCAGAAACTTCATAGGAGAAATTTTTAATGTTGACTCAAACATCTGAACTTGTCACCACCACTGATTACCTTGGTCAAGCATTAGATCAAGCCAATGAAATCATCTCTATTTTAGAAGAAGAAAATAAAAGGCTTGAATTAGCTTTGGTAAACTTATCTAACACTCCCCTAGAACAAAGATATATTTAAATATGATGAACTTTAGAGAATACTTAATTTTGTGCGGTTTCAATATTGGAAATGTTGATTATATATTAGATAATATCACAGTTAAGGATAACGATGAAAATATTATTTACGATAGTTCTTTCGGCTTTATTATTAAATCCTAGTGTGTGTCTAGGGAAAGACTTAATTATTGCTGGGGCCGATTGGTGTCCAGCATGTGTTAGGCTTAAAAACTTTATAAAAAACAACCCAGAAGCAGTAGCAGATTTTGATGTTCAAATAATAGATATAGACAAACATCCTGAAATCAAAAAGAATCTGAAAGTTCGACTGCTACCAACATCAGCTATATTTAATGACGACAATAAAATCCAAGCTAAGTTAGAAGGTTATTCTAAACAAAACTTTATTAACTGGCTGAACAAAAACAAATGAGGTTACAATGAGACTTACTAAAGATAAAAAAAGAGGTATGATTTTTGGCGTGTGTGCAGGCATCTCTGAAGCTACAGGTATTGATGTATCTATAGTTAGGGTGGCTACCGTGCTTGGATCAATATTTACTGGAAGTATTGTGTTTTGGATCTATTTAGGACTTGGTATTGTATTACCTTTAAAGGATGATTAATTATGGACGATTTTATTGTTTGCGATATGCTGTTCAGCAAGTATAAAAAACCAATAGGTTTTCAGTCTTGCAAAGCTATTAATGTATATGATAATAAATACAGGATCAATGTATATACTACAAGAAGAGATGTTCTTCATGATTTAGATAGAACAAGAATTAACCATAGCGTTTTCGCTAGACTTGATAAAAAGAATAACTTACAAATCATTAGGAGTGAAGGAGAAGAATTAGAACCTAAGATTTCCGCTTGACTTTCGTAAAAAATTTGGTACAATATTTTTGAGGACTAAAATGAATAATAAAAGAATTAGATGTTCGGATACAGAGTTTCTGCAAGCGATTACTTATAGTAAAACTTACGAAGAAGTTTCTAAGAAAACAGGACAGAAACTTTCTACTACAATTTCTCGATATGCTCGTATGAAGAATAAATTATACGAACAAAATAAGACTATACCTAAACTTAATAATCATAAGATAAGTCAAGATCATAATAAAGTTCAACGACTATTGATTAAACTGCAAGATTGTTTTGAATGATATTAGGGAGTGTAGTCCAAAGGCAGAGACAAAGGACTTAAAATCCTTCCAGTGTGGGTTCGACTCCCGCCACTCCTATGTAGCGGCCCCATCGTCTAGTGGTTAGGACACGGGATTTTCATTCCCGCAACCGGAGTTCGACTCTCCGTGGGGTCACTTTGAGATTACTATTAAAAGAAAGGTTGACAATATGGGGAGTGATATTTTTACGGAAAGCGCA